CCAGGCGTTGTGCTGTTGGCTCCAGCGCATCTCGGCGCCAGATCCAGTCAGTGGCTTCAAACTGTTCACGGATGGCAGGGTCAGCTAGGCTATAACTCCATACTACCCCTGCAGAATACGGCAGGTAATAGGCATTGAATTCTTTGGGGCCTTGCTGAAAGTTGGGTTGCACAAAGGCAATGGTATGTTTCATACTGTATTTAAGCCTTGAGCACATGTGGATTGGCAAACTGTACCATTTGGCTGTTGATGTCATTTTCGGCCAGTCTCTGCCAGGGGTCTTGTGTGCCTTTAAAAATATTTTCAAAAAATTCAGTGTTCATGCCTTGTCTACGCATGACAGTGGCCAATTTAGCACAATCTAAATGGCGCAAATCTATCATCTCTTTGCTGTGAAAGTCTCTAGGATCATCGGGCTTGCCTTCTAGCATGGGACGATTGGCATAGATATCATCGTTGTTGTTGCCAGTCAAGTCAAATCGATCATGCAGCACATCCACGGTAATTCGCTGATAGATGTCCAGCATGTAGGCCTGCTGACTTACCCAACCATCTTGTGTGGGATGAGGGCTGATATAGCCCAGCAGGTCATACCATGTTCGGGGTACTATAGGAAAGATTGAATAAGGATGCATGCGATGAGTGCAAAAACTCAGCAGTTTGAACTGGCCGGTATAACTGAGTATGGTGGTGTCCCAACCTTGACTTTGCATCACAGCATCATCGTTCCAGATCACCAACCAGTCACTGTCGGTGTGCTTGGCCATGGCATTGTTGTACTTGTGTAAGTTCACATAGCCCATGCGTTCAAACTTCATGGCAGTATAACTTATGTCACGCTCGTCCATCCAAGGTTGCAGTTCATTCGCAAAGTACTTGAACCCCACGTCGTCATCATTGTCAAACGCAAACATGATTTGCACACGACTAACATCGTCGGCTAGCTCTACCAAACTACGTATACTACGACCCAGGCTTTCTGTTCGACCACGAGTGGCCAACAGCATAGCAATACCGTATTCATGTTCTTTCATCGACATCTCCATTATGCAAACAAGTCTTCATTCCATTCACGATGCCCTTCACGGAAGGCCATGTTGGCCTGCGTTTCACGTACTTCAATGCGATAGCACCATAGTCTCTTGGCTTCACCTGGCCCCCACAAGTCTGGAATGTACACACCGTTGACATACTTGTACAGCATGTCGCTAAGACCTTCACAGCCCAGCCTTGGCAGTATTGTGAGTTTGGCCATTTTCTTCTCTTGCAGTAACTTGAATGTTGCCAATTCTGGATCATCTTGTGCTACCAGCAACGTATGGTCAAATTGATCTTCCAGGGTCTTTTTAAGTTCTTTGAGGCCGCCATAGTCTGCGGCCCAGTTACGCACATCCAAGTCATCTGTGCCAAAGAAAAATTTCATACTAAACGAATATCCATGTATCAAATTACAATGACTGTCTGCCCTCCATTGTCTGTATGCACATGGAAATGCGTCGTGGTACTCTTTGGTTGAGGTATATTTGTAAACTACTGGTGTCATGCTGTTTCTCCTATGTTAAATTATAGCATAGGCGGCAGAGTTTGTATACCGGGATGAACGCCGAAGGCCGGTGTAAAAGAATATTTACTCCAATAACTGTGATAGCAAATGTTCCCTGCTACCCATTAATGCACAGTCTCTTGTGCCCCATTTGCTACTAGCAATTGTTTTTCTAATAGTCGATTGATGCCCTGGGAAAAAACCTGTTGGGTACGAAAACTTAGGTCTATAACTGGTTTTATAAATCAAAGATTTGTTTTCGGTCATAGTTTTATTAACATTCCACTCATGCACGAATCCAGCAATTATTTCTGGACTCCAATAAAAAAACGCCCACGGATGCTGATTTTGTCCTAGTGTTTCTATGTAAAGATCTGATTCTTCCAACACAAATCCGTTGTAGTTTTTTAGTTGTGATTCTAAATAAGTCATTTGCTCGTGATCCGGATAGTATTCTAGTTGAAACCCAGAAAGTAATTTTCCCCCGCGTTCTTCCACACAACTTTTTAAAAATCCTGTGGTAACTGCACCGCCGATCAATCTTGGTTTGAGTTCGAGGTACAGGGTTGCTTCACGTTTAGAAGTTACGTAATCATCAATATTGACTATCAACGGTTCTACGTTGTGTTGCCTGCACCATTGTTTTGCATACCAAGATTCATATATTTGATCATTTGAAGTTGCAAGATTGTATTGTAAAATAACTGGAGTAAACGGTATTCCATTGCGATGAAAACAGGTGGCAATATACTCACTGTCTGCACCGCCGCTGAGACCCAAGTAGAGATCTTTATGTGTGTCATAAATTTCTCGTGCCGCCATATCGCAAGCTAGATCAAAATTTATTAATGTTTTTGCTCGCTGATGAAACTCAACTTGTATATTTTCTTTTCCAGTTCTAGCCGGCTTGCCGTCCCAGGTCATGTCTATCCATGAATTTTTACACAGCATCTTGTTTCCAAATCATGTAGTGTTGTTTTAGTTCATCTAGATTTTCCACAGCTGGATACACAATAGATTCAGCAAGTTCTCGATCTTGTGCCCAGGCGGTTTCCCACACCTGCTGATTTATTGCCCAGGCTTCTTCCCAGTATCGATTGTCTTTGTATTTGTATACCTGCACACGACTGGTTGTTTCGTCAATGCTGTGTGCCATTGTGACAAACAATGCACCTGGTTGCCATTCAATCATGGTACCAGGGTACACTGCCATCCAACATGCACCCAAATTATATTGTCGATCTTCGAGCACCATATCCATGCCTTCTTGTGCCGGTACAAATTGTATACTACCGTTTTCAAATGTAGACCAGGTGAGATCTCCAATACCAGTGATGCCAATCTGCTCATATACCCCGGCATGAGCAACAGGAATATGAACAATGTCTAAAAACACATCCATGATAGTTGCAGGACTTGCATTGACAATGTCTTGCCGATGTTCTATCAATGCCATGTCTTTTGTGTCAATAGGAAATGTGCAACTCACATGCTGATCAAACAACATGGTTTGATTTTGATACACAGGCCATTTTTCTAGACTGTATTTGCTGTCTACTCCTGCGCCGTTGTGATCAAATTTTAGTCCATGGTATGGACATTGTAAATGACTGTGGTCAGTAGCGCATCTAACAATACGACTGTTTTGATGAGGGCAAATGTTGCTCATTAGAGACAACGTTCCATTGTTAACAATGGATACTCGATTATCATATTGGGGTAACGGGATTACATGCCCAATTGGAACGTGTTGACTTAGTGATAGAAACATTAATCAGGAAGTTGATAATCGCCTTTGCGATAGTTGGCCTGTCCAGGGATAATTCCTCGGACGCCGCCTACGGGATCAACTGTATCTCCTGCACGTCTTGGCATCAAGTGTACATGCGGGTACATCACAGTTTGTCCTGCGGCTTCTCCCATATTTAGTCCCACGTTGAATGCGTCACATTCGTCACGAGCAACCATCTGTTGCCCGGCAATCAATGCGGTACCTAGACAAACAACAATGCCTTCGTCGGTGTTGTTACGTGGTACAAACAACAAATGACCCGCGGTTACTGGAAAACGATCTCGAAACACAGTCACGTGTTGAGTGCTGAGTTCAGGAACTTCTAGATCCCAGGGTGCCACCTTGCCTTCTTGTGCGGCCTGTAGTGTTGCGTATTTGATCATCTTGGTGCAAAGTCCTGTTGTAGTTTGATGTTGTCAAAGAATTCCTTCTTTACGCTTTGGTCTGTTTTGAATGCTCCACGGAGTACCGTTGTTTGGGTGAGACTACTGTGAGCCATAATACCACGATTCTCGCAACATCCGTGGGTAGCCTGAATATAAACAGCAACATCTCGGGATCCAGTTGCGAACTCGATCTCACGAGCGATGTCCATGCAGAGCTCTTCTTGTAAAGTTCCACGTCTGGCACACCACTGCGCGATCCGAGTGTACTTGGATAAACCAATGAGTTTGGGGCCAGCAATGATTCCAATATAAGCCACACCCGTAACAGGTTGGTGATGATGGCTACACATGCTCTTAAGCTCGCTACGCACCACAAGCATACCGTCATATTTTCCGTCCGTATCGTTCGGGAAAGCCGTAGCATTAGGGCTCGCCTCATAACGGCCAGACATGATTTCATTGAAGTACATTTTAGCAAGACGCCTTGCTGTGCCTTGTGAGTTTGGATCATTTTCTCTGTCAATTAGTAGTGCATCAAGTACACCTTCAAACGCTGTTGTAGCTTCGTTAATTAGTTGCTCTTTCATCGACTCGTCAATATACTCGCTAACGTTGTCGCCAGCCCAGAATCTTTTTCCGTCACGCTTGAATTTAAAGCGAAGATGATCGCAAATTTTAGCCAGGCCGTAACCACCATCTCCGGCCATGGCATCTAGTGCTGTTTCATTATATGTTCTTGATTCTGTCATCTTAGTCCTTGATAGTGATAGTTCTTAAATCTGGATAGTCAACTTGTCGAGGTGCTGGGCAGTGTTCTTTCAGACCTTCCAGCATCGCAATACCTTGCACAGCTTCTTCTGGTGTGGGCTTGTAGTGGTATCCAACTCTAAATTCTTTTTGATCAATCCAGGGTTTGATATTTAGATCACGTCCGTCATACCTCATGCAAATTATTGCATCATATGCCTCTTTGTCATCTAGTATTATAGCACCACCACGACCTATATGTAAAGGCTTGTCATGTCCAAAACTTAAACATTGCATAGAACCTGTGCGATACATATCTCGTTCTAAACGTCTTGCACTATCCCAAATCTTTGTGTTGATGAATTGGTACTCTCCGTGCCAACGTTGCCAAGCATGATCCAGGTATTGAAACTCAATACCCAACTTGTACATGAGCATGGGAATACTCAAATAGGTATAAGGAGTGAATTGGCATTCTCTGACACGTTCATATCGCAAGCACAATTCGATTGCGTGTGTACAACAGTCGGTCATGACAGCATACGGGGCTCCGGTGAACTCTGCTAGTTCTTCTTCAAACTTTTTAATTTTTTCAAACATTATTCTTCCCAAACATAGGGACCAAATTTTGGAACAGCAAAATTAAGATACGTTTCAATTTTTTCCAAATCTTTTTTGCACTTCAAACTGACTGACTCGTTAGCAAAATGCAACTCTACGCCGTGATCCAATGCTAGTTGTAACAGCTCGCTTCTACGCTGTACGTCATCGGTTAATGAGTACATGCTACATAACACAATGCCATCTGGATGCTCTTTGATAAAGTATTCTAAACTAGGTTGCCAATCTAGGTGTTCGTTTTCAAACTCGTAGTTGGTGTATGTAATTTTGTTTTTTGCACAGTATGGTTCCATTGTGGCACGTTGCATGGGCAATGGAATGTTTTTAGAAAAAGTTGAATTCCACCCTGCATAGGTAATAAAGCTCTTGCCAATATAGTTGCCAGTCTCTGCTACTTCATGGTCTCCGGGTAGCCGCATAAAGCCGCCAGGTAATCTACGGCCCCACTCCTCACCTTCGATTAGAATGCGCATGTCCATACTGACACGAGTGTAGCCTTCTTTGTTGTCCACATTACCATGCAAGTGTTCCTGGAAGAACAAATGACTCTGGCCAGGATCAAGTGTAACAGGCCATGCATGTTTCATGCATTCTTCTTCAAATCGTTCAAGACTCCATTTTTCTGCTAACACACGTTTAGTAACATTGCGGCTGACATCTAAGTCCATGATCCACATTGTGTTTGTTTTTTCTGCTTGTGTAAACGGAGTCCATATAGTTCTACAACCGCGACCGTTGCCTACAAAGATGCCTTGGTGGAATTGCAGTCTACGCCCAACTTTTGATTGCTCGGGAATTACCACACGCAATGTACCTTGCCGTTGAATCATAAAACGTTTGTTGGCAATGCGACCCGGCACATATTCAGCAGTAAATGCATCAAATCGTTCCATAAAGTCTTTGCGACTACAGGCATTTTGCACATGTCCAGCCACACGTACAATTTCAGTAGGTGTTAACACTTTGTGAAGTGTTTCGAGTTCCTTGATATCAGGGGCTACCTCTTGTATAACACTCAACGCCCAGGCAGGCCAGTTGTATTTTTCTAAATCGTAGTTTAGAGTGTTGTTATCCCAGTGTTTCTGTGTGGGTGTTAGTGTAACTTCTTTTGCCATATATCAATTGTCCTTGCGATACCTTGTTCATAAGTCCACTTGGGTTTCCATCCTAATGTTGTTGTAATTAGGTTATTGTTACTGTTAAGCCAATATATTTCACCATGTCTTTTGGGTTTTGTATCCCACTTGATAGTGCCATTCCATTTTAACTGTCTAGCAATGTAGTCAGCATGGTCACGTATTTTAACTGGATGATCTGGACCGATAGTAAAAATCTTTCCATTACACAGTTCTGGATTGTGTATAACCGACAACCATGCATCTAACAAGTCGTTGACGAAGATAAAATTACGATACGGATCTGCGTATCCTAAGGTTATCACTTCGGGGTTTTTGAGCATCTGACTAATAATTTGCTCGGTAACAAAAAAGTCATTGTCTTGGCGACCATATGCGTTGGTCTGTCTAATAGCAGTAAACGGGAATCCTTGGCTACGATGTATATATTCCAAGTACTTTTCTACTGCCAGTTTGGCCACAGCATACGGTGCATTTGGATGAGGTTCGGTATTTTCATCGAACGCTACACTATTTATAATTTCATGATTTTTAACTTGATCACTAATAGGTTGCCAGCCGTACACTTCCATAGTACTGGCAAACACAAAGTTTTTTAAATTGCTACAAGTTTTTGCGGCTTCGATTAAGTTCACACTACCAACATAGTTAACTTGGCTAAAACTAATTTGCTCGTAGAAACTTTTTTCAACTTCTGTACGTGCGGCCAAGTGTACTATAATGTCAGGATTAGCTGCTTGTACTTCTTTACGTACTGCATCAAAGTCCAGCAAGTCAGCTCTGAGTGCTACAACTTCATGTTGTGACATCAACGGAACCAAGTGACTGCCAATAAACCCAGATACCCCAGTTATAAAAATTTTCATTTATTGTACCATGTCCATGCGTGTTGAATCATTGCGTCTAGATCATGATGACGCCAGACACCTGCTACTGCATCAAACTTTTTAGAGGTTGCAGTTAACTCAGGAGGGTCGCCGGCCCGTCGTTGTTCTATACCAATGTAGGGCATTTTGCCAACAATCTTTCTTGCCCGATCCATTACTTGTTTGACACTGGTTCCCGAGTTTGACCCAAGGTTATATATACCTGCAGGAATAGACGAAGACAATGCTAAGGCATGTGCTCGAGCGATGTCTTCGACGTGTACATAATCCCTGATACAAGTGCCATCAGCAGTAGGATAGTCATCGCCATATATTCTAAATTGTCCATTATCTCTTGTGGCTTCCAGCAACTTGGCAATCAAGTGTGTGGCACCAGGTTCTTGTCCGTGTCTACCTTTGGGATCGGCACCGCAAGCATTGAAGTATCGGAAACTAACATAGTTGAGATTGTATGCTCGGTGGTATGATTCCAATATCATATCAATCATCAGTTTGCTTTCACCATACGGTGACAACGGTACGCAACTATCAGTTTCGTAACATGCACTTACCATGGGTTCACCGTAGGTGGCTGCACTAGAACTGAACACGAATCTACAGCGTGGCAAACTTTTGCGAACAATGTCTAGTAGTCGCAATGTCTTGGCCACATTGTTGTTGTAGTATTCTGCAGGATCTTGCATGCTTGGTCCTACCAAACTTGTTCCAGCACAGTGAATCACAGCATCCGGCTGTTTATTAATAATGTAACTCAAGGCCACATCACTGGCAAAGTCTTGGTACAAAAACTTGTCGCAGATACCACGCAGATGTTTGGGTGGTTCTCTACGGTCAATGCCGTAAACTTCATGCCCTGCGTCTTTCAACAGCAAGGCAGTCTGTCCACCAATGTATCCGGCTACGCCGGTAACAATTACCACACTCATTTTTCAATCTTTACAACTTGGTATTTTTCGTGCGGGACATGATCTCGGTAGCGAGACCCCGAACGATCCCACTGATGACCTTGATCGGTAATAATATCAATAACCCGATCAACAGTCCCATTATTCCAATCACTAATAAGGCCCATGTTGTGATGAGGAGTCTGCAAAAGATTACACATTTTGTGATAGGCATCGTCTATGCTCCATGGTACGTAAAGGCGGTTGGGATCATTAGCAAAGGTTTCGGGGAAACTACGATACGCTGGATACAATACATTACATCCGAGAGTATCTGCCTCGGAAACTGTGTTAGAGACCCAGTCTTGTAAAGCACAATTAAACAGCACACGAGTGTTATTGAGATGAGCATAGTATTCATTCTTGCTTATGTTGTCATAGATCTTGAGTCGCCCCTCTGCCTCCATACGGCGGGCACGTTCAACATACTCTGGGTTGTTGGATCGCAAAGGTCCGCCACTGTATATTGCAAACTCACACGGTTCGCTGGTGAGTTCACCATACATCTCAATGAGATCCATAAAGAAGCCAGGTTGTTTCTCTTGGTCAAACCTAGCTGCAAAGCCAACTCTCCGGGGACGAAGCGCGAAAGATTTAATATTTTCTTTACCGCCAATGCGTCCAAGAACTTCTGCTTTTCCAAATGCAAGACCGGAAATGTTGTAGATCGGAGCAGTCCATCCAGCAATGCGCATGTGGGCGACCATTTCCTCATTGGTTGCCAATACTGCACCCCCCGAGAAAGCCACCATCTCATTGACCATTTGTTCATATAGTCCCATCCACTTTTGTAGTCCCCATACATGCACAAAGTCATCAGGGTCAATAGCTTGTGCCAAACAACGTACGAAGATACGTGGACATTGTTCTCGAGGAATCTGATTCATAATGTAACCAAGACTTTCAAAGCCAGGTTGGAACATGTCTTCAAAGTAGATAACATCTTCCGCAGTTACTTCGCCGTTCTTCATGAGCTGAACCAAGTTCATCATCTGGCTCATGGCAAAGTAACTGCGACCATGTGCGTCTAGCACTTGCCCAACTGATATGGCCTGTGTGTTGTCAATGGTGGTGCCTGGCACATACACAACATCAAGACCTCTACGGTCAAACACACGTCGGTTCCACTCTGTCAATTGTAGTGTGTAGCGGGCTTCGTAGCTCTCCAAGCCCATGTAGTATAGTTTTCTCATGCGCGGAATCCGGCCAGTCTGCGAGTATCTTCGCTCCACATGTTCTTGGCGTTTTTGCCTGCATGCCACTTGTTAAACTGTTGCCATGCATAACTCTTGAAATTATACAGGTCCGACTCGTTATATCTGTAGCCGTAGTCCTGACAGAATTCCATGAATACTTCCAGATCGTTGAAGATTTCAGCCACACGAGGATTGTGTTTAAATGATGGCTTGGCCATTTTGTGTTCCTTAAATTTTTATTGACAGACTAGGGCGAGAAAGTTCATACTTGATCAAGGCACCGTTCTCACCATCTTCGGCCACCTCAATCCAGACCGCACGATCTGGATACTTTGTTGCAATCTGTAGATACAGATCGTCAGCGATCATCTCACAACTTTTGTAGTCTAGCGACAATACACCTTGGTTGCTAGAATACAGTTTTTCGAGCCATCGCTTGAATTGTATAAATTCCACATCTCTGTCGTTGTGGAATACGTCAATCCAAACCCTGAAATGAAAAATATGGCGATGAGGACTGGCCAAAAACGAAACATCATATTCATCTCCTGTTGCTAATGAAGGGTCTGTTGCTGCCGCGGGATATTTGTGAATCCCTTCTTTGCGGAACGTGACCCAAATTTTACGTTCCGCTTGGCTCATGATTCGCTCACGCTGTTCTGTTAGTGCTTGATCTCGTTGGTTCATAACTTTTTGTCCTGCTTGTAGTCATCCCATGAAGTAAATGTTCTACGGCTCATTAGGCCATGCAAACTATGACACCAAACGCCGGGATTGGTAGCGTTGAAGTCTTTGTCATCTATTTTTAACATTGTATTATAATTCCACAGCTTTGTATATGGAATGCTTACTCGAATCTGTGGAATAAAGTTATTGTGTTCACAGAGTCCGCCATCGTTGAATTCCTCCACATGAGTGATTGGAATATCCAAACTGCACAAGTGGCCGTCACGCAGGAACGGTTCAATCATGCTTTCCCAGCGTTGCCATTCCAGTCGATTGGCAGGATGAAAACTGTGATTGGCGCCAAAGAAAATGTGCTCAATGTGTTTGGACTTGTCTTCGTAGGAGTTGTGTTTGGCCAGTACTTTGACAATTTCGAGTACAGGTTGCCATCCCACAACAAACAAAGTTCTCTTGCCAAAGGCTGGAGTGTGTTCAACTTCTGTGCCTACAAAGAAGTCGACGTTTTCATGTTCAGGTCTGTTCATTTTCTAATTGATCTAATGCTGATGTGTCTAATTGTACACTATCATCGGTTGGTTGTACAGAGTCAGTTTCTTCAAATTCAAATAATGCATTGAATTGTGTTCTAGCATTCTTGGTTTTCTTGCCTTTGAATCCTCGGGTGCCCACAATCTCCATCCAATATGTATCATACTCTTCGATAATAGCGTCAGCAGTTGCTCGATCTGGTGCCGCAAAGATTGCCTCCACAATGTCTTCAAACCGAGCATAGTCTCCACCTGACCTACGCATCATGGCAGGATATTCTCCTGCATCAAAACGTCGATTGGCTTCTTGTACTGCTGTCAAGTGCATCCAAACATTATGGCCCATGAGCAAAGCATATGAGAAACTGTCCCACGATGTCTTGCCTTCTTTGCCAATCTTATTTAGATCACCGGGCTTGTAGATGCAAATATCTTTCATCTTCAGCAAATCACTTATGGGTGAATCTTCCCAGCGTGGATAGATGCCATCTGCTACTACACCTGTTCCCCACTTGCGTGTGTCTGTGGAATACTTTTTGTCGTCGGCTGAAGGAGCCATGCGATACGACCACTTGCTATCGTGTTCAAACACGTTTTCAAAGTAGACCTGTCCGTTTGCTGTTGCAAGGAACGGACTGGCGCAGTCAAACGAGATAGTGAAGTTTGGATTGACATATTTTCTTACGGCCCTTTGGATTACAGTTAATAAAACAGCCCACTCCAGTTTGGAGGTTCCCAAGAAGTGCATCCAATCATGTTTGCCCTCTTGAAGTAAATTGTCATAGCGTAGTGCTACCAGTCTGCGAAGCACCAGGTGTACGTCACACATGTTCTGTCCACCCATTGACCAACCGTTGAAGTGGGTGGTTGGATATTTGACAGGATCGCAGTATTCCTTCATGGTCTCATACCATTGATCTGCTGACGTATGGTTGTCACCTTGCAACACGTTCAAGAACTTGGCACCACCATTTGCTACACCTTTGCGGTGTTTCATGAAGTACTCGTTGTTGAACTTGGTAGCATCCACTGCCTGTTGCAATGCTAATTTTTTATCCGTTGTGCTGAATCCAATAATCCCCGACACACGTTTGTCGTGAATAACCCATGTGGGAATATCCAAGATCATGCCATAGTCAGCAACGTTATCTAACCAGTTTAAGATTAGACTTCGTTTCTTTTGAGCCTTAACACAACCTGAGTTGGCTTTCCAATCACCTTCCCAAAGACCCTTGGCAATTTGAAACCCACCTGAGTCGCCGAGGATGAAAGTACCAGGCTCTCTGTTCCGTACCATGTCTTCTGACCAGTCTTGTTTTGCAAGATCGAGATTAGCATGTCCTCCAGAGTAGAGTGACCACTTGTACGGGAAAAGAGCTTTGTTGGAGTTGAGCCAATTAAGTTGCTCCATATCAGTAATGCCCTGAGGAAGTCGAGCCGGATCCACATATGGTTCATTCCTTTGCTTGCCTATGAATGTGGCATAGAACCCGCTGATGGCCGGAAGGAACACAGCGTAGTCATTCTGCTTGGCAGTTAAATTATCTTGGGTCAACTCTACCCCATTTGATTCTGAGCCAGATTCGTTCATGTATGTAATAGTCAATGCTTAAAAGAATATGTAGTGCAGTGGCAAATCCAGTAGCACTACCTAAATCTCCTGTGAAAAAATAGGTCCACAGGATTGTAAACAACCAAGCAGTAATGCGATATGTAAGCATTCGCACTAGAGTTCTTTTGTGTGTTTCGATCATTATTTAGATTGTGCTGGTAACAGGTATTGATAAACTGCCAGTCCAGAATCAACTGTGATCTCAGCGGCGCCATCATCGCTGATGCGTACTTTCTTGTCGCCAGTCAAGTCCATGATGCTCACAAACTGTTTGGCAGGCCATGACCATGCACGTTTCAATTGACCACTCACACCTGGATGGAACACAAAGTTACCTGAGTGTGTGCTGTGATCACCAAAGAAAAACTTGAGATCACCGTTTTCAGTTTTGGCCTGGAAGTTGGCTTCTTCAGCGTTGGCACTCATTTGCCACTTCAGTCGCTGAATGGCCGCATTGGTTGGTTCAAATTCAATGTGCCATGTCACAGGGCGAATCTTGGCTGTTTTCAACTTTTCGTTTACAATGCCTGACGCCATAAAACGATAGTTGTTCTTAAAGTCGCCAATCTTGTTTTCAAATGTAATACCATCTGGTTCACCGTCGGTACGTTTTGTAATAGTGAGCTTGGCATCTTCCTTGTACTCTTGCAAGTTCAGCAAGGTCTTTAGTTTGCCCAAGTTAGGCATACCAAATGTGCCCACAAAGTCTGCCACAGGGTTGTGGAAGTTGCCGCGAATGACCACGCTCAAATCTTCTGCCAGGCCAACAATTTCGCTCTTGCTGGTGTCACCAACAATTTTGACCAAATCAATACAACCAAGGTCGTAAGTGTGTTCTACCAAGTCTAACAAGTAATCTCTCATAAGTTTCTCCTAAGTTTAAAGTATACAGGGTTTATTGTGAATTTGCAACGATTTTGGCTAGAGTCTGTCCGCCTCGCAAGGATGTGATCTCGCCAGGCTTGCGGAACTCCAACCAACTGACATCGCCTGCACCGTCGTGTTCGAATTCACACTCAAAGCCAACTGACTCTGCATGTGTCACAATAAGTTTTTTTGGCGTGTAGCACATGAAACCACGTTCTACCAAGCCAACTCCTTGTGCCCGATCACAGTTGTTGTAGGTCATGATCAAGGTACCGCCAGGGCGCATGACGCCAAACAATTCAGTTATGTATTGACGTATGATTTCGATTGGTTTGAAGTTGAAAAAATTGTAAGCAAATATCAATCCAAACTGACCTTGTGGCAACTTGGTAAAGTATGCTTCGTGAGTTCGATCACTGACCACATACTGTCGTAAGCGTCGTTGGTACTCGGGAGTAAAATTTGCCACGCTGGGCTCAAACAATTCTTCATGATGGTCCACCAGGTACAAAGGATCAAGAGGCACCAAGTCTTCAATGAAATTTTCACGTCCGGGTCTCAAGATCATGCCGGGTACACGCCAATCGCTGAGATTTCTCAAATGACTGCGCAACAATATATTACTCTCATCATCAATTGCAAGTCTACGATTGAGAATATACAAGTTGGTTTCATGCGGCATGTCATGATTGAACAACCTTAGACTTTCTCTAAAATATTCTGGTTCCTGAGAGGTAACTTCATCTAGCAATCGTTGTCGCAATTGATCTAGTGTTGAAGAAAATCCTTCTATTCCGTTTTTGATATTTACAAAATCTTGGTCAAGCGCCTGAGCCAATTTATTTAATTGCAACTCATGGTTTGTTACCACGTGGAGAATACCGTCCAGCACTCGCACAGCTTCTTGACACTCAGCACTCATACTCATTGAGTCTAATAGATTTATATAAGCAACAATTTGTTGTAGTTTCATTCGAAGTCAAATAAGTTAGTAAATGTATTTTCTGTATTGGTTGCCGATGCTAGATCCCAATCCAGCACACCTAGCAAGTTATCAACCTTGCCATCCACCACAGTGGCTTCCATCTCTCCATCGTCAAATGGCAAAGCAGTAAACCATGTGGGCAGTCGTTGTTCATCCGTAGGATAACCAATTGAAGTCCACCCAAGTGAATTTGACTTGAGTTTACACACAATAGTTTTCATACCATCAACAATGGCCATTGAGTAGTTGTCGCTGTTCATCTTTCTCATGTTATTCCAGTTGATTGCGGCTCGCACATGTCCTGGCATGTTGGCTTTGCCCAATCGAGTTTCTTCTGCCTGGTACTTGGTCAAGTTGTTCACACGCTTGGGTGAACCTTTTTCCCAACCTGGACGTTCCATGAACTCATACTTGAATTCACGAATACGTTCTACAATCTCATCTCGACCTGCACCAGCAAGTAGTTTATTTAGAATTTCTAACAAGAAGTCTTGAATTACTTTGGGGGTGTCACTACGTTTTAGATCCAGTCCTGTGGCCTTGGTTTTGCCAATTGCGCCGTTGACGTCAAGTCGTTTGCCTTCAATATCAATGGCGTTTACAGCATAACGCTTCTTGGTGATAAACAATCCACGGTCTGCCACAGTTTCACGACCACACTTGATCAGTTCACCCATGTCCCTGGGACAATGAAACGCCTGCTCCATGAAGGCGGGAAAACTTTCGTTGACCTGCTCAGCAAGGCTGTCATACAGTTGAATACAAGTTTCTTTTGACCATGCCATCCGGCCTTCTTCAACTTCGGTCTTGAGGACCGGCCATGCGGAGAAATAACACGAGTCTGTGTCACCATATATAACTGCTTTTCCCACATGGTCGTATTCGCCTGTGATGAGCTCATTAAGATGAGCGTCCATGTGCCGGGCAATCGAACGACCAGTAAGTGTTGTTGACTGTCCAATACGTTTGTCAAAGAACCTACAGCCCGGGTTAAGAATAGCCCCGTAGAGACTGTTGAGATTAATCTTTTTAACCAGTTGTCGTTTGTCCCAGAAAGCAATCTCTTTAGCATCTTTTGCATCCTTCTTTTGAGCCTGTAGTTCTTGACGTTCGCGATACCAACGCTCTAGCAAGCCAGGTATGATACCCTTCTTCTCAAATGTAAGAATAGTGCCATTGGCAGTGAGGATCCAAGGTTGATTTGAATCAAAGATAATGGTCCAGATCTCAGCGGCCGAGTGTACAGACTCTTCACCCGACTCCCAGTCAATTGTGATCTCAGTGCCACGCTCTTGATTCATCACGGCTGTGTATTCTAAACTGGCAAAGATACCTTCCCAGGCCGCCGCAAAACTCTGTCCCTTGGCCATGTTGGCTTTGATCAGTCTATCAGTCATGGTCTGACGCAGTTGACCAACCACAGTCTCTGGACCCATGTTCATGGCACGAATTGCCGATGGATAAAGTGAGTTAATGTCAACTGATCCAATCCACTCATGCACACCCTTCTTGGGGTAAGCCACATAAGCACCTGCGGCCTGTGTGTCTTCGTCTGTGAGTCGTTGCTTGCGATTGGGCACAACCATGCCACGTTCATGTGCTTCGTTGATGATGGCCTGCTCAGTCACAGCCACAGCGCCCATGGTGGTCTGCAATAGTACAGTATTGGCATGTGCCAGTTCATTGGCAAGATCCAAGAAGCGCAGTTTCTTGTCTAGTTTACCAATCAACAATGTATCTTGGCGGTTGTACTCAATAAATGTCCGGAAGTGTTGGTTGTATAAACTATCCAGGGTTCCTTCAAACTGTGTCTTGCGCTCACCCAGTTCATACTCACAAATGGCATCCAGGCTATAACTGTGACGTTCTTCGTATGTGTACTTGCGATACAGTTGCATATAGTCCATATGCACACGCCCAATCAAGTCATAGGTTTCGTTTTCAGCACCAAAGCGTTCAAACATACGCTTCTTGGGCAGTTGCCCCCACAAACAGAATTTGCGTGTGTCATCCTTGCTCAACACACGAATACAGCGGTTCACGGTATAGGGAATGTCATAGCCTTCTGAGTTCCAGCCACTCAACACATCTGCATCGTCAATAAGATCCAAAAATGTTTTGATCATGTCTGCTTCGTCAGCAAACAAGATGGTGTTCTCAAAGTCTTGGACCAGTTCATGGGCAGTATCCCAACTCAAATGTTTGGGAGGCACAGCAAGCGTGACCAATTGATCTAGCCAGTCGAGATAGACTGAAATCGCAGTAATGGGATTAAAAGGGTCTGATACAGGTGAGAAGCCGCGGTCTTTATCAAAAGCCACCTCAATGTCAAAAAACGCTGTGTGAAGTTCAGGCGCATCTTGGTCCTTGTAGTTTTCTTCAAGGCATCTAAAGATTGGGTTGATGTCGCTTTCATAAAGCGGCTTATGGCTGTGAGCGCGGACTTCCTTGCGGAACTCTTTGTTGTTGCGTGTAGAAAATCTTGATACGGGTGTGCCGTATATACTTTTAAAATTACCTCGGGCATCATCATAATAAAAAATATAATTTGCAGGATATTCTCTGTAGACCCGCTCACCATTGCGGCGTTCTACTGTGTGAATACGATCGTGCTCACGATCAAATAGTGCGTCAATATAACTCATTGTTCTCCGTTTGTGGCCGGTTAGCCGTGATACATGCTCTTCAAGTGAGCGATTCTATATTGTACTTATTTTTGTTGTAAAAGTCAACAGTTATTTCATACCATCCCAAATTTCATCACCTGTTGTAAACATAGTAAGGGCACGTTTAATCTTAACATTGGTCAGGGCAGTATTTCCACTGGCGTGTAATCGATTCCGTGGAAAAAATATCATACATCCAGGTTGCCAAGTAAATGCAGCCTCAATGCTGATTTTCTTTAAATCTACACCGGCAGTAAGTCCTACCAAATGCCCCACGTATTCTTTGGGAGCCAGTGTACAATTTGGTTGTACATCCGGGGAGATTTTCCAAAACTCGCTTACATCGTATCTTTCATCTGTTGGCGTATATTCGCTATAGTAACTTTCATTGAACACCAAAGTATGTGTAGTAGATGGTTTTGCAGGATCCATTGGCTCAACCTCTAAAGGAAATATGTATGTATTTCGTGCGTGACGGTCATAGTATTCATCAGTGTGGATTCCGGCTGCATAGTCAATGTTGAGATAAAAGCCTTTGTAAATGTTATCACGGCTTTCAAACTTTTGTATATGTGGTAAAATAATTTCACGCACAGTAGTAAACACCGGATCATCTCTAAACAAGAAATGATTGCGAGTAGTAAAGTCCTTGGCGCACTCATGCAAGGTTTTTACTTGTTTGGGTGTTAAAACGTTATGTAAGATTCCTAAACTCATGTTTTGCCTTGGGTAATATAAATTGCTGACAGTAGTCGGCGTGTGTTTGTTCAGTAGGATACCATTTGTTCATAAAGGGTTTACGGTTGCTAACGCACCAATTTATAAACCCCTCACTACCTGCTACAAATCGATCAAAATTAATTTTACTATAGATAGACTGTTCTATCTCAAACGGTGTCTTCCACATTATCAATGGGTTTGTTAGTGTTATACTGCTCATCATTACATAAGGTACACTAATGCTGTCTAGGTAGAGTTGCGCTGTGATGATGTTGCGGTAAAGACTGTGTGCGCTTTGATAGCTGGAGTATAGATATTTATAGTAGTGTTCCTTGTACCCACGTGGCCAATTGCCGTTCAAGTTAAATCCAGTTGTTTGACTACGGTTACCCTGCAAATTTACAAATTCAGGTTGTACACCATCTAACCAAGCTGCATATTCAAGATCGCCTTGTAAGTGTGGCACTGTATGGTCTGCCCACAAATCTATGCGATCGGCACTGGGCCACATAACTGCCACTACAGAATCTGTTAGGTTGCTGGCAAGTATTCGGTTAACAACAAACTCAGAACCTGAACCACGCTCTGCACGATTGTCCAACGTTAAGCCAAGCCCACTGGCCAACGCATCGGCCCAGGTGCCTTGATAGTTGTCTCGTGTAAAACTACAGCCAAATGTGATTAGATCCATTGTGCCAGTAACTCCATGATTTTTTTGTCTTGTGCTAGATTGTAATCACGCATGCTTTGTACATATTCGGGACTCAATACCAGGTCTTGTATGTGTTGACATGTGTCTATGTTAGCATTTACTAAATCTTGCAAACTACTCTGTTCAATGTTTTGTATAGTTTCAACAAGCCCTGATAACCTATCAAAGTCTCGAGTTTCAAGATCGTAACTAGTATCATAACTGTAATCTAGTGGCAGGTTGTATGCCTCACGTAAAAACTTTATTGTACCTGGTTGGCCTGAATTTAATAACGCACACCCACTGATTAATGTCTTCCAAGTTTTTTCTGTAAGGAATGGACCAGGTCTATTGTAGCGTTCTATGCCATTGTCCATCCAACCAAATGTGTCTGTTTCATTGCTAATGTTTATTAGTGCTTGTTCAAAGCCCGGGGTGTGTATATCTAACATAGCGTCACGCACACGGAAGTTAACACCGTCTGCTTGTAATTTGCCTGCTATGTTATCTTGGTCTGTAAACCAGTCTTGGTCAAAGAATTTCCAGTCCAAGTCTCGAAACAGTCTATGATTGCGAAACGTTTCAATAAACTCTTCTTGCCTGCCTGTACGGTCGTTATCCAAGTAGCGCCAAGTGAACAAACTGCTATTTCTAGCATGAGTGTACAATGCCGCAGTGACTACAGCACGATTGGGTCTACGAAAATAACTTAGACTACTGAACTTGTATTTGAGCGGCTTGTCTTTAACCCGCTTCACTTGCCCTTGAAAACATTCCTGGAACATTTCAAGTCTAATGTACCAATGCCGATACGGCACAAAAGTTACATTAGCGGGCAACGGGTAATCATAAGCATCAAGGTCAGCTAACCACAGTATAGGAACACTGGGATAACGTTTGGCCAGTTCACGTACTTCTTGGTAGCGTGGGCTTTCTGCACAACTGGTAAAAATTATTGCACGGTGTTGTAATCCCAGCACAACCGTGTCAACACCAGCGTCCCAGTTCAACATCAAGTACACACGGCTAGTATCAATCTGTTTTAGGAAGTCGTATCGTTTGATCCAAAAATTTAATTTTGGACTACGTAGCGTTACGTTGCTGGGAAATAAATCTTCCGACCACTCTGTCATTTAAAAAAGTTCTGTAATTTGCCATCTCGATTTAGGTCGTTAGAAATGCAGTGGATACCTGCGTCCCAAAAATAACGATGTCTAAAAGGACTCACATGCACTTCAATATTGTGCCTAGCACAAGCCTGTTCAACTTGATCGTTGTGACTGGATACCACAATGTTCTTGTTATCAATCACAAGGATGTTGACGTCAAAAACAGTTTCACTCACATCACCTACCCAGTCTTCAAAATAGTATTCAACTGTGTTGATGAGATTTTGATCTTGTTCAAAGCCGGGAATGTGCCATCGCCCACGATTGATTCTCATGCTGGCTTGAAACTCTCTCATGTGTTCGTAGTTACTAGGTGGCAAGTATACAACTTCCCAATCAGGAAAAGTATCTGTGTAAGTGGGCACATCTTGTAGGCTAATAATCAAGCCAGGCGTAACTGGACAATACGTAGCATCACCATGACCTCCGGCATTAACAATCTTGTTGTGTGTGCTAGGAAAGTGAGTGTTTACTGTCTGCAATAGACGTTCTTGATCTTCTGTGTATTCTTGTGTAGCAAAATACAAGTTCTCACCAATGCGACTCACAAAGCAACCATTTACAAAATCTAAATCTGTTTCTTGTACTGCGTTGCCTTGATCGCGAACGTGTTGAAAAATGTCAGTATAACAATTCAGCCTGGCATCCAGTTGTGCTTGATCCATCCGATCAAATTTTTCACGAGTCAATACATTTTGTCTTGCAAATGCACGATCTGCATGTACACGGTTAGGAACTGTGGGAACCCATAGTTGATCCTGGATCATGATAAAATAATCTCTGGGACAAACTGGTGGTTGCATCCAACGTCCATGTACGTTCAACGAGCTGAGATCCTCGGGTAATTGAGGCCGCAACACACGGATTCCGAACTTGCCTTGTAACAAATTTATAAGGACTTGATAATCTTGTTCAGTTTCTTCTGCCAACTGCTCAAAGCGTTGGCGTGTATTTGCGTCTTGGATCCAGTTATAAAAATCCGGCGGGTAGCTCTTACCTATGACGCATACCTTTAGTGGATCCCAGTGTTGAAATACAGAATACATTACAGAGTCTTGCCTACAGTTTCCAAAATAGTTTCGAGTGTTTCGTGATCTTGTTTTTCTTGTCCAAAGGTGGCTTTGTGTGCCAGTTTGATAGCCTTTTTCAGGATAGCCGGTTTGACCTCAAGTTCTTCGGCAATGGCTTTGATGGTGTCATTGAGTCCACCTTGTAGCGTATCAATTTCATGCATGACCTGCATGCCTTCATTGATAATTTGGGTGAGTTTGATCTTTTGATCGCCGTTGAATGTTTTTGCTGACATAGAAATCTCCTTT